CTTCTATATTTCGTTTAGGAGTATAACTGACCAAGTTGGCCAGCCGAACCACGCTGTCTCTGCGCTCGGCTGAATCAATAAAATTTTCTCTAGTGTTTAAGTCTGTGCGGAATGCTAAACTTTGGCCCATAAAGGCCATAACGTCCAGCAAGGCAATAAATTCTGAACTTTCAATATAGTCATTGAAAGTTTCTGGATAGTATAGACGTAAGTAATCTACAAAACTTTTGCGTAAAGTTTCAAAGTCATAGCTTTGAAAATCAGCCTCTTGGTACGTTTGATAGATTCTTTTCCAATCTTCAACGCCAAAAATTACTGTTTGTCTTGTGGTAGATGCCATAATGATCCTGTGTTCTTGTATTTATGGAAATCAAAAACGGCGCAGTTAAACGTAACTGGCTCGGCGTTGTTGCTGATTAAAAAATATACTCAACTGTTGTGCTGTGGTACTAGGAACTATAGCCAATTGCACCTGGATCAATATTCCGTTTTCTTGTGGGAAAATCTGTGTTTCAAACACCTGTATACGTGGATCGTATCCGGCAACTCGTTGGATTTCATTTTCTATAGCTGTAACCAGTGCAGGCGACTGATTTTCAAATAAATTATCCCACAACGTAGTGCCAAATTGTGGACGTCCTGGCAGTTGCCCCTGTCTAATATTCAATCCATTCAACAAGTCGCGTTTGACCAAAGCTTCATCTAACAATGTAAACTTTTTATATTGCTCTTGAGTGTTAAATCCAATGAATGTGGGCATAGTCTAGTATTTAACCCTGTCTTGATCCGCGCGAAAAACGGAAAGTTCCGTCGTCGGTGTTGCTTGGCGGTATGACAATGTCTATATTTCCAACTGCGGCAATCAACTCAGCTGCCGCAGCTGATGCAACTACATCAGCTTCTATTGCTGTAATGTTAGCGTATTCCAACGTGGGTATTTTGGGATTGTCAATAATATCTGCAACTGCTTCATCAATTTGTGTTCTAACCACTGTATTGTCGGAACTTGTGGCCGATGGTGACAACAGTAATTCGTCACCATATGTCTCAACAAAATCCATAGCATAAATTCCTTCTCGACCGGCAACTTCTATAGCTGAGGATAACGCAAGATCGGTTGTTCCCCGAAGATATGCAACCACTGCATCAACACCATATCTCACTGCGGGTTGCAAGAAAGCAGCAATGTATCTGGCCTCTTCGTCGCCAATGATTATTTCGTAATCAAACAATCCTTGGTATGCGCCATCATACAAGGCCACTTGAACTTGTCCTTGTAGTATAGGAGAATCTAAATAATCTGCTAGACTATTGATACTGTATGCACCGGTCCACGAGATTGGAGAGTTCAACACAGCAAAAGTCATACTAGGATCTGTTATAAGACTCAAGGCAGCAGGTTTCAGCAGGCCAACCAAGACCAAACCAGCTGGTGTTTGTCCGTATAATCCTATTCCTCTGTTAGATATTTCTGGGCCAGCATACACTGCCTCACCATTGCTGGCAATGTACCAGTCCAATAACAATTCTCCAGTGTTGTCTGTAGAAGTGTAGGAGGCCGCTGATCTGGCCTGAGCTATAAGTGCTGTGACTTGTCCTGTGGTTAATATAGTTGTCATGGTATCGTTGGTACGGTTTGAGTTGCAGGTGTTGTTCTAAGGAATTCAGCTTTGGTAACAGGTGCAATCACTGGTCTTGTGGCTATTCTATTGTATGCCATTCGAGCCAGTTCGGTGTTGTTTCTTACTGTTGGAATATTGACATTGCTAGTAGACGTGACCGATGCAACTGCATTGACCGATATGTCATTCAAATTGGTAGTAGTGTTGACTCCACTGTTGTGTCCTTTAAATGGTTCATGTGTAGGAGCTCTAGTAACAATAGTCGATAACACTCCGGGCTCAGATGTCCACCCTTGGTTGGCAATCCATCTAGTGTCGGCTAATTTAAATCCGCTCATTGATTTTACCGGTGTAACTGCTGCGGCAGACCCACCGTTTAAGTTAATAACCGATGCTTTGAAATTTAAACTTCCTCCACCATTCCAACTGCCAGCTTTGCTTTGTAGTGCCAATGCACCGTCACTTCTTATGCCAACTCTGGTTTGTCCATACATGGATATTGCCTGAGCGGAGCTCATAGTTATGCCCGTAACACCTTCTAGTTTAAACTCCGCGTTGGCTTTGGCTTTGATACTTCCGCCGGCATACAGATTAATGTCTTTGTCCGCATGTAAGTTTAGTGTGCCTTGTGTTCTAACATTAACCGAGTTGGTGCTGTAAAGATCTATAGTTCCGTTTTGTCCCAACTCAATCCAGCTTTGTCCATTGGCATGACAGATATAAAAACAATTGCCGTCGTCACTCATGGTGATCTGATGCCCTTTGGCAGTTCGTATGCGAACCAATGTATCAGACCCAGTCAAGTTGCCGTCGTCCATGACCAAAGTATGTCCGCCTTGACGACCAATCACCACAATGTCTTGTGGTTTAACTGCACCAGAGTCTAATTTGGCCTGTATGGTCTTGGGATCCAGGCCACCTTGATATATGGGCTTACCCGGAGTGCTGATACCGTACACTGAACTAGGGCTTTCACGTTGACTGCTGCTGTTGATAGGCCCACGTATAGTGTCATTGATCAGTCCTTGTTGCAAGAATGTGCCAGCAACAACACTTTGCACTGGTTTGGGCTGGTTGTAAAATTTAGGATTGTTGTTGATGGCTGGATTGCCTTCGTTTATCTCGCTTACAGGCAACTGTTTGGCATTGGCAAAATAACTCTTTTGTGCTGAATTTCCAACAACATATTGTGGTGCGGCTCCAATTGCTGGAATCATATGGTTGATTCCATTTATCGGCACACAACCAACATAGTATCCTTGACTTGGATCACCGGCCACAAAGAAACACAATACCTGAACTCCAATGTCCGGCGGCGTAAACCACATGCCATAACTGTTGCTGTTGCCAGGATAGGTGCCAACACCGGTACTAGTTCCTGACTGAACTGTGGATCCATAAAAAGGTGGGCAATAACTAACTGTGCGCCACAGTGTTTCGTCTCTTAAATTTGGTGCACCATTCTTGTCTGTTGCGCCAAATTCGGCAATATAAACTTGCAGGCGACCACTGCGAGTATTATCAACATTGTTGACCACAATGCCAATATATGGACCCATTTCAGTTGGTTGATTACCTCGATCAAATTTGTAACCTGATGGTCGACCTCGACTGCGTTGTATATTTTCTGCCATGCTTTACCCAAAAAAATCGTTTAAATCTTGTGGTATGCTTTGCGGAGCATCCAACAGACGTGGTGTTTCAGTGTTTCCGGCAAACAAGTAGCTATTGGTTGATGCGTTATCACCGGAATCATCTGTGCCTGCCATTGTCTGATTACTTACCGGGTTTACCACTGGTGGTCTTTCAATTTCTGATATTTGTGGTATACCCAATCTAGCACGAATATAAGGATCGGTGGGATCGGCAAGGCCTATGGCTTCAATTTGTTCAGGCGTTAATCCATAATATGGATCCTGCACAACAGTTATTTGGTCTCCTTGATTCACTATATTGTTTAATTTTGATGGTGCAGAAAATGGTCTGGTCAATGTATCTATCAATGATTGTCCGGCACTGGTAGGGGCTCCGGGTTGCACTGACGGTCTAACTGACTGTGTTCCTAAAATCGACTGTGTTCCTAAAATATTGTTGACCGCTAAATTAATTTGTTGCAGACCCAACGATGTTACAGCTGGCAAAAATGCCGGAGTGCTGAATGAACCAAAAAGGTTAGTCAAGTTACTTACACCTTGTCTATTAGGACTTAGAGCATTGACAGCAGCCTGAGTTGCAGCGGCGTCAGTCTGTTGATTTTGCTTGAAGGTTTGATCTGGCATATAGGTAATCAGACTGCCTTTGAGCACTTGTGTAAATTTGCCTTTGACAAATTCACTAGTGCAGCTGTTGGCCAGATACACATAACTTTGCCGGGCTGCACCTGGTGTTTGTGCGCCATTCTGAAAAATAGTAGATTGTGTGTTGGGGTCAATTAGTCCTGTGTCAAGATTATAATCTTGCGGAGTATTAATCAGTATTTCAAACAAAATTTGCTGAGCTTCAAAATTTATAGTGCCGTCTGGCAAGAACGGATTGAAGTTAAAATTTTGACTTCTTGCTCCGCTAAATGCTTCGCCCTGTTGTAGCCACGATGGATCTCCAACAATTTGTATTGTGACATTTTGCAAATCATTAGGATTATACAGGTAGTCAGCGGCATTGGCTCCAATTTCGTTGGTGCGTCCTGCGGCGCCTTGACTGCTTTCACCACTTCTAGGTTGGAAGTTTCTTTTGATTGCTTCATCTACAAACTGTCCGCCTGGGCCACCACTCAACACCGCGGAATACAAAGAATTATAGTTTTGTTCATAAGCAAGAACTTCAGTATTATCTCCGGTAAACCAGTAGTTGTATTGTTTGTGGACTCCTTTATATTTAGGGCTTAGAAAGTAATCACTGACCATTTGATTAATTTTATAAGGACTAATAACATACGTCATGTTATAAGCATAATCATTGCGTTTGTAATCGTATTGACCGGGTGTGGTTCTTAAACTGATCTGATACCATGCTAGATTTTGTGCTGGAGCACCGTTGCTTTGTTGCACCTGGTTGTTCTCATCGATGACCACAGATGCTTGGTCAGTGATGTAACTGCTGCTTCTTAAAATAAGATCCAAGACCTGCACCACCTGTGTACCAGCCACAATGGAAACTGTTCTAGCAGAATTATCCATACTTTGTTTATTAGGATCTACTGCGCTGGCTGCTGTGGTAGGATTGGCCATGGGTTTGCTTTTTTTGTCTGCACCCTTGACCACAATACTAGCATTGGCAACAACAGGACTAGCAAATTCAACACTATAGGTATCTGGATATTGATACACTCCTCTAGCTACTAGTTCGCTTTGATAAGAATTTAATGCAGCCATTAGGCCTTGACGTATGGTTGTTTTGACTGCTTTGGCTGCGTTGGCTTTTTCTGGGGCCGGTGGCGCGGTGTTAGGATTAGTTGTAGTGGTTGTGTTTATTGCAGGAGGCAAAGCTGAAGTGGCCGGACCGGTCAATACATCTCTCACTGTGCCACTGCTTAATTCTACATTGTATGGTATTGACCCTCTGTTGGATCCAACGTTGATATTGTAAGGAACTGAAGTGGCTTCGATATCATATTCAACCAATTTGTTGGCCACTTTAAATCGAATGTTAGTAATACACATGGGATAAAACTTTTCCACAAACGCAGATGCGTCAGTTACTCCTGACACTTTTGAGTTATTGGCCTGTACCAAATTCCCCTGAGCATCATATCCATAAAATCTAATAACCAACAGATACTGCTGTGCATTAAAGTTTCGCTTTTTTTCTTGTGTCCCTAGTGCAGAATTTAATGCCTTGTCAAGATTACCTATTAGGGTAATACCATTGGGTTCAATCACGGTCATCTTGATTGAATTTACGTTGTGTGATAAATTGGTTCCTTTGCCACTGATCACTGATTCAAGAGCAATTTTGTCAATGTAGTAATCGTTAGTAAAATAAGCATTTCGACCATTGACCGGGGCTCCACCGCTTTGAAACAACAAGTCACATCCTTGCAGAGTTTTTTGCTGTGTTTGACACATGTTGGTGTAGGCCGCGGCACTCATAAGATACACCGATGCTTTATAAGTGTAACTGGCATATTGATTCAACACATTGGGCTGTGGAGTAAGATTGGATTGACTAAACAGATTATCAATTTCTGCCTTGGTAGCATTTTTTATTACACCGGTGTCATCGCTGCCGGCGCCAACACCTATTTGTGTAGTGGCCGGAGGTGTTGCTAGATCTGGACCTGGAATTACACCACTGCCGGGACGGTTTATATCCAATCGTCTAGGGTCGTTGGCAGCAAAGGCTGCTGAACTTTGGCCGCCGCCTGCGCTGGTGGCCTGTGT